CTGGTACTAACGATGCCCCTCTAAATGTGGTTAAGCCTAGCTATAACTTCAAGGGCGCACAGTATGGTGATCTGTACAGGGCGATGACATCTATATGTAAAGCATCAGGCATCAACTGTAAAGGTGCAAGGGTTAATTCCATGATGTCACCTGATGGTGGGTTGGGGACTATTACTCTCACACTTCCAGAGTATACTGTCGAGACTGCAAAGGGTGATGAGAGTCAGTTCCAAATCAATGGTCGTACATCCTTCAATGGTATGTGGGCAGTAGTGTTACAGATTGGTGCAGTGCGTATGGTGTGTACCAATGGGCAGGTATTTGTTGACAGCTTCAGCATGTACAAAGCCAAGCACACTATCAGCATGGATACTGAACATGACAAGCGTAAGCTGGCTGCTGCATTGAACAGCTATCAGCATGAGGCAGAGCGTTGGAAGCACTGGACTAAGAACAGCATCACCAATCGTGAAGCATTCAACATATTTGCAATGGCTTCCAAGTGTAAGTTTGTTTTATCTAAGCCTACCATGTCAGTCACTGAGCTAATGGAAGAACCTGAAGTATACCGTAACCGTTCTCTTCAGTATCTTTGGAATCAGTACACCACTGACGAACAGAAGACGTTAGGATCTACTCACTGGGCAGTGTACAATGCAATGACTCATTGGAGTACACATGCTCCTGCTTCTCAGAAGACTGCTCAAGGTAACATCCTAGCAATCAAGGCCAAGCGTATTGATTCAGTACGTGAAGCAGCCAAGTCACTAGCAGCGTAAGGAAATAAAATGAGAGTACGTATAAGTAAAACTGCCATCCATAATGGAGTCCCTACTGCTTATGTCGTTAAGGTCAGAGGAAAAAAATTCCCTCGCGGCCTTCGTGAGTGGTACTTTCCTGAAGATAAGAAGGCAGAGACAGCCCTCCAAATGGCTATCAATGACTACGAAAACTACTTGAGAGATACCATTCAATGAATATCTTTTACATAGACACATGCCCTGTCAAAGCAGCGCAGATGCAATGCGACAAGCACGTAGTCAAGATGGTACTGGAGTCAGCGCAAATGCTTTGTGCTGCTCACCATGTTCTTGAAGGAGGTGCGCCTGTTCCATACAAACTGGCGCATAAGAACCATCCTAGTACAGTCTGGGTACGTTCTAACCTCAAACACTACGAATGGCTTTACAGGCATTTCAAGGCTCTCTCAGACGAATACACTCAAAGGTATGGTAGGGTGCATCTTGCTTGGGAAAAGTGCCATATGGTGCTTATGTTCGCTCCTATGGGCATCCCTGATATTGAGTGGACAGATCCACCTCAGTGTATGCCTGATGAGTGCAAGCGTGATACATCTTTGGCTGGTTACACTGAGTATTATTTTAATTACAAACCTCTTGTGATTAATATGCGATGGCCTAGCCACAGACAACCAACTATGGAGCGTAACTATGCTACTGTATGAATCAATCATGGCTCAAGAGAACCGTCCAAAGTCAGCCGACTATGCTCTTAGTATAGGGGTCAAGAAACAATGGAGTAAGTTACCTAAAGAAAAGATTGATTCTGTATTTAAAATGACAAGAGAGAATCGTTCAGTGGATTACATAGTTAAAAAACTAGGCATCGCTCACTCCACTGTTTACACTTATCGAAGACAAGAGCTACTAAGAATGGGAAAGGTAGGATAGCTATGCAAAACGTAATTGATGTGTCGAATCATATTCTAAAGTATTCACAAGTCTACACACTTGAGGCCGCTGTGACTGATCTAGTAAAGGAGGAGGCTCTTCAGTTATGCTTGAAACATGGTGAAGAATTTGTAATAATGTTCATTGAGAATTATTTAAAACTGATGACGGAGGAATCTTATGAGCGCAACTGATACAAGAGGAGAATTCTTTTCTGATTTGGATGATTGGTGGGCGCAGCTTTGGGCGCTACGAATTAGTGCTGAGCAACCTCAAGACAACATCAAGTATAAGTTCTTTACTTTTGTCGAGGACAGGTGTGCTGAAGTAGACTGCTGGAAACTTGGTGATCATGTTCTAGGATCTCTGTTCAGTGAGTTTATAAATGATCTTGGAGAATGGTGATGGATTACTTTTTACCTCTTACCAGACACCAGTACGATGAGTTCAAAACCTCAAAGTATATACGTCTGCTTTACGAGAATAAATGTACTGTAACTACAGCGAGCAGTTCCAAGAACGGAATTGTTCTGCTACTAGGCGAAGGAATTGATATAAATATCTACGAAGATGTTTACTTCCCCTTCATAAGCGAGTACAATAGTGACTCATCAAATAAAATAGGAGATGAAATATGAACCCACCTTCAGTCATAGAGGGACAGGTATACTACCCTCACTTGGTAGTGCCTAACTTGGACTACAACAAGACAACCTCATGGTATGAGCTAATGTTAGCTGTATCAGATGATGTCTTTGAGATGTTCAAGTCTGCTGGATTTTCTGAGGCATTCTTAATGGAGCCGGGGAAGAAGAATTTTACACCTGATGCAGTGATTAAGTTTGCTACATGGGCGCATAATTCTGATGGCAGTCAGATCCCTCCACCTATTGTGGTAGACAAGGACAAGAACAGAACCGATGTAGGCATAGGCAACGGCTCTACAATCGCTGTTCAATGGGCAAGAAAGGAGTATGGCAAACTAAATAAAATAGTACGCCCACAACTTCAAGCTGTTCAGATCTTGAACCTCATTGAAAGGGGAGAGATGTCAGTGGCACAACCAACGAGCGTAGAAAGCTTAGCATTTTAAAGGAGCTAAAAATGAGTGAACGACAAGGATGGACATACACTTCTGAATCTGGAACCTACACTGTAGATAGGTTCACAGATGAAGGTAAGAGTGCTTTTGTTTTAATTATAGAAACAGATAAAGAAATACAGCAAGCTAAGAAGACCTTAGCTAAATTAGAAATGGCTACTAAAGGTTTCAATGAAGCAGTACTTCAACAACTGACAGATGATATGCTAGTGGAGGAAGAAGACAACAACGAGGCAGCAACAACAGAGGAGTAAGCTAATTGGGTTTCATTAAACTCCATCAGCCCTGCCCCGACTGCGGATCAAGCGATGCACTATCTATCAATGACGATGGTAGTGCATTTTGCTTTTCGTGCGGGGAAAGGTTCAGCAGTAGAAAGTACAACGCATTGTCAGGTGATTCACCTACAGGAGAAATTGAAATTAACTTAATAGAAAAAGAGCCTCTTACATTCGCTGAAGAGGGAGAGTATGTAGCGTTAAAGGATCGCGGCATATCGGAGGATACAGCTAAGAAGTATGGTGTTCGATGCGTACTAGATGCAGCGGGTAACATTGCGAAGCATGTCTATCCCTACTACAAAGATAAAGAGGTAGTCGCTTACAAAGAGAGAGTCCTTGGATCGACAGGGAAACAAAACTTCTTTTCAAAAGGTGCCATAGGTTCCGCTGGTTTATTTGGAGAGCAACTCTTTCAGACAGGAGGTAAGTACGTTACCTTAGTAGAAGGAGAGTGTGATGCAATGGCAGCATACGAACTGCTGGGTTCTAAATGGCCTGTACTTAGTGTGAGGTCAGGAGCGCAAGGCGCAGAGCGTGATGTTAAAGCATCACTGGAGTACCTAGAAACTTTCGACACAGTGATCATTAACTTTGATGAAGACAAGGTAGGAAGAGAATCCGCTAGGCGTGTAGCTAGGTTATTGAAGCCAAGCAAGGCACGTATAATGACGCTGCCTGAAGGATTCAAAGATGCTAATGACGTTCTCAACAAGAATGATCACAAAGGCTATGTTGCAGCTTGGTGGGCAGCTAAAACTTATACACCGTCTGGGGTGCTTAGTGTTTCTGAGAACAGGGAGCGGTACAAAAACAGAGAAAGGAAGAAGTCTTTTCCCTATCCTTGGGAAGGTCTAAACACAAAGCTAGAAGGTATGCGACAGGGAGAACTCGTAACTCTCACTGGAGGCACAGGCTTAGGTAAGTCTAGTGTCACAAGAGAATTGGAACACTGGTTAGTTAAAACAACAAAAGATAATGTAGGTATCATAGCCCTAGAAGAGACATATGAAAGAGCAGTTGATGGGATATTATCCATAGAGGCGAATGCTAAGCTGCATGTTGACCGCATCAGAGATCAGTATACAGAGGAAGAACAAGATAAGTTCTTTGATGTACTTTACGATGGTGATAACAGAAACAGGGTATGGATACATGCACATTTTGGTGCGAATGATATTGAATCTATCTTTAGTAAGCTTAGATTTATGATCATAGGTTGTGACTGTAAGTGGGTAGTAATTGATCACTTACACATGCTAGTCTCCACAACTACAGATGGTGATGAAAGAAGGGGTATAGATGCCATCATGCACAGGCTTAGGACTCTCGTAGAAGAGACAGGAGCGGGTGTTATACTCGTGTCTCACCTTCGTAGGGTAGATGGTAACAAAGGCCATGAGAACGGCATAGAGACAGGTCTGAGCCACCTCAGAGGCAGTCAGTCCATTGCTCAGCTATCTGATTGTGTTATATCGCTTGAGCGTAATCAGCAGTCTGATGATCCCTTGGAAGCATCAACCACTAGAGTACGAATACTTAAATCAAGATACACAGGTGATGTCGGAGTAGCCACACACTTGTTATATGATAATGAAACAGGTAGGCTCTCTGAGGTAGATGGTGATGACATAAGTAACTCTTCTGATGAAGAGAAAGAACTGGCTCTGGAGTTTGAATAATGAAACTTGTATTCGATATTGAAACAGATGATCTAAAGGCAACTAAGATATGGTGCTTGGTTGCTAAAGATATTATATCCAATCAACTCTACACCTATGGCCCTGACCAGATAGAGGAAGGGTGTCAGCTTTTGTCTGAAGCAGATGAACTAATAGGTCACAACATCATAGGCTTTGACTTACCAGTTCTTAGAGACTTAACTAGATTTAAAACTCTTGGGTGTGGACAGAAGATAGTAGACACGCTTGTTCTGTCTAGACTGTTTGACCCAGTACGAGAAGCTGGTCATGGTCTTGCCACATGGGGATACAAGTTAGGGTCAAATAAGATAGAGTTCAAAAGCTTTGCTGAAGGATTCACCAATGAAATGCTTGAGTATTGTATTCAGGATGTTGAACTAAATTTGCTGGTGTACAAAGCGTTGCGTGAAGAGTCAAGAGGCTTTAGTAGAGATAGCGTGGAACTAGAGCATGAGGTGGCCGACATACTCAAGGAGCAAGAGAGACATGGATTCTTATATGACGCAATGGCATCTGACTTACTACTTGCTGAGCTACGCGAGACTGTCGCTAAAACGGAAGCAACAGTTAAAAGAGTATTTAAACCAAAAATTACAAAGACAAAACTCTTTCCCAAGATTACGAAGAGTGGTTCATTAAGCAAGATGGCAAACCTGTGTCGATCAGGTGTAGGTAAAGGTGTGAGGATGACTCGCGCTGAACATGAGCTTATGACAAAGAAGCTAGAGAAGGCAGACTACAATGTAGAAGCATGTGACCCTGTTATCAGGAGCAGATCTCAAGACTTTAATCTAAGTTCTAGACAACAGGTTGGTGAATACTTACAGGACTTTGGCTGGAAGCCTACAGAGTTTACTGCTCATGGTAGGCCAATCGTAAATGAGAAGACACTTGCTGAAGTCAAAGGCATTAAGGAAGCAGACTTAATAAAGTCATACTTGATGTATCAGAAAAGAGTATCCCAAATAAACTCTTGGAATGAATCAGTTGAAGAAGACGGTAGGGTACACGGCTTTGTGATACCTAACGGTGCAATCACTGGACGGATGACACACAGGAATCCAAACATGGCACAGGTTCCTAGCTCTAACTCACCCTATGGTAGTCAGTGCAGGGCAGTGTGGTCTGTCCCTGATGGATATAAACTAGTAGGCATTGATGCCAGTGGACTAGAATTAAGAATGCTTTCACACTACATGGACGATGAGGACTATACAAATGAAGTCATTAACGGAGACATACACACCGCTAATCAAAACCTTGCGGGACTTGAATCAAGATCTCAGGCGAAAACATTCATATATGCCCTCCTATACGGAGCAGGAGATGAGAAGCTTGGAAGCGTGGCTGGTGGAGGTAGGTCAGTTGGTACAAGACTTAGACAATCTTTCTTCGATAATCTACCAGCATTCAAAACTCTTAAAAATAGAGTTGGATCAGCGTCTGAAAGAGGCTATCTCAAAGGCTTAGACGGA